CCCGTGCTCTGGGTTGTTGCGGAGGGGGCGCCTGCGGAGGCATTTGCCCGCCGCCGAATATAGGTGGCAAAAAGGGAATTGAATCTGGCCTAGGCATTGGCATCGTAGGAAACGGCGACGGCATTCTTGCGATCTTAGGTGCTTGTATCATAATAGATTACCAGTTTTTGCAAGACCAATAGCTTGGGGCAAATACATCTTTCTTCTTCTGCACCGCATCGCAATTGTGCCTAGCCCGAAAGGACTTACGCCTTTCTGGTTGATTAACTTTTATTTTCATGTTCGGGTCGCCATATCTAACCAGCTTGATTTGGTCGCCCTTTTTTGCCAAAACTTTAAACTTTTTCTTTCCACCAGAAGTTCTTACCTGCTTGTTATATGCAGGAAAAGACTCACCTCGGTAGGTGAGCCTTCCAGATTTGCTTCTTGTGACGTCTTTCGTCGTAGCCATTCTAGGCGTGGAAGACAGTCATGTTGGCAAAGTCAGCTACATCATAGAGCAAGAATATTCCGTCCGTAAACAAAATACCCTCGTCAGGAATAGTCACATCCCTACTCACAGTATTAGAAGCAACCGTTCCCAATTTTAATTGAGACGCGCCTGTACTGCCTGTGGTGACAAAATTTAAGATGCCAGCGCTTGTACTGCACACAATAAACGTGCCTTGCAGTCGAGCCCTTCCGCCATAAATGTTGATAGCCACCGCATCGGACATTCCGAGGCTTACATTTTGCGCTGGCTGAGCGCTAACAACCGCCCCACTTATAGTTTTAAAGTACAAAGAACCAACGACTGTGGCCGCACTCCCAAGCATAGTAAGCTCTTCAGACTGCGCGGCGCCATTGATGTCTGTGCCTGTGATAGTTGCTTTCTTGCCAACGTCGTTCGTACTGGTCGTTGTAACCGAAACTTTACGGGCACTAGCAAAGACTACTGCACCACCATCGGCATCAGTGCCGTTTATAGTGAATGCGCCCGTTGGGCGTTGGTTGGCGGCAATCGATGCAACGTCAGCCGCATTTGTATCCGCCTCTACGAAAATCGCAGAAGCGTCAGAGCCAGTAAATCTTGAGCCCATGTCGCTTCTCCTAAGTTATCGTTCGATTGAGGCGATCACATAATCCAATGTCAAACTCTTCGCCACCGCCTCGCCATTCTGAATACCAAACGAAACTGTTAAATCTTCGTCGTCTGGAACATTTGTAAGCGTAGCTTGGGAGGCAACGTGAACATCATCAACAAAGATCTTGAAAGCACCTGCTCCGTCTTGACCGCCATTCGGATCATAATGAAAAGCAACAGTGATGAATGTATCGTTTACCATCACATGAATATCTTCGTTTGCCGTAATCGCGTTATTTTTCTCAATGTTGAAATCAAGACCAGTGCCGCCGTCAACTTTGATGAAGTAAAGGCCATCGGTAGTATCAAGGGGTGAGGTGTCGGTGATTCCAAGACCCATAACGAAGTCTGACTGGGTAGCGTCACTGACTTTAAACCGAGCCTTGAAGAAAAGATTCTTGTTAGCAACATATCGAAAACCTTCGCCCTTTAACTGCAAGAAGTCGAGATCGTCGTCGCCCGCGTCGTTCAAAACCTGCAAAAGACCGCCAGAACCAGCAACTAAAGCCTCGGTAGCGTCGCCGCCGCCAGCCTCTGTAGTTGTGATCGTCCAGTCAGCCGCAGTGTAAGTAAAGAAGTCGTTCGCGTAAGTCGCGTACTTGAAAGGATCCAAGTAAGGGTAGTCATACAGTGGGTCGCCAACTTGTTGATTGGACACGCCGTTTTTAAAGTGTGTAGGCATAACAGTTTCTCCTAGAAAACCAGCGCGTAATTGCGCCATTAGCTACAGTGAGTCCCAAGTATACCGCACAGTTTTTAACAAAAATAGTTTATTTTATTTGTACAAACACTTGCACAACGACACGATATGTGAGACTATAGATGTGTAGTCAAGCAACGGAAGAAAGGAGAAAAAGATGAATAAAGTTAAGGTTTATCACAGTGCAATGTTTGGGCGTCCAGATAGTGGTTTTTCTCTGGTTGCAAAAGTAGCGGTTCCTGAAGACGAAGATCCAATGGTTTCCCTTGAGTATGCCTTTCGTTGGACTAACAACGTCAGAGGATCTTGGTCAAAAGAAGAGGTGATATCTTACATGAATGAATACGGTGACAAGGTGACAGAAGCCAACGGGGATTACAACAAGGATGTCACTCCATACGACCTCAGAGACGATGGACTTGGCACCCGATCAACTTCAGTTGAGGATCTAATGACTTTAAACGGTGTTGTTTACAAAGTAGCTGATTGCGGATTTGAGGAGATTAATCTAACGCCCGCAGACATTAATGTTGACCTCTACAATCTTAAATAGGAGAACGTAAGATGACTAGTCAAAAAATAGAAATGCCCACTGAAGATTGGGTCGAGCTTATCGATGAATTGGCGAAGTGGCACGTTGCTATTGCTGATCAATCGGCGCGGAACGCCAACCCCTGTTATCCACGCGCAGGACTCACTCAAGAAGACGAGGAAGGACACCAAATCTACACCGAACAAGCTAAGATTAAAATTGAGCAAGCAGCAGAAGATATCGAACACATCTTGGCACATTATAAGGCGGGCGCGTGATGGAAGAAGACGATCTTGACTTTGATCAAGAAGAATTCAACGAAAAAATTGACGCGGCCTGCAATTAAGGCATAAAAAAAGGGAGCCATAAGCTCCCTTTTTCGATTTACAGCCTTGGGGATTAAGCTCCCTGAGAACCGTAAATTCCGCGCCAGTCCGAGAAACCGAAGCTATAACGCTCGCGGGCTTTATAACGAATGTTGCCCGTAGTGAAGTCTGGCTCCATCGAGGTTTCCATAGCAGTACGCTGGAACATTTTCAGACCTTCGCCGCTGTCGGTGACAGATGTCAACAAGAAGAAGGCATCGGGGTCAGTCAGATAGTGATTAACTGTGTATCCCGCTGGTAAAACGCCGGTGTTCTTGATGGCATTGATGTCGTTGTCAGCAGTGCCCGAACGCAAAGTAGAGTTCAGGATGCGATCCGCCACAAATACTAACTGTGGTGGTACAACAAGCTTAGTCGCCTGAACCGAGATGGTTAATCCCTTGTCATCGGTAAACGTGCTGATATCAATCAACGCATCTTCCAAAGACGTCTCGTTCAAGTCCGCCATTGTGGTTGCACGGTTAGCCGCAACTCCGCCGCCAGCTAATGGGTGAGCGGTGTTGATCATTGATACACCGTCGCCGCCAGTGAAATTAGCATTGAATGCGTTGTTTAGAATATCCGCACCCTTGACTTCTTTCGTGTTAGCCATTGAGCGAGCCAAGGCTTTGACATAACGCTTGCCTAACGAGTCATATAAATTGTCCTCGACTGCCTCATCGGTAAGCGAAAAAGCGAGCGCAATTGTCTGAGCGACATATCTGGCCGAGTACGACTCAGATGCATTATCAAAAACAACGCCCTGACCTTCCGTTTTGGTTGGTGCGGATCCGAAGCCAGTAATTAAGACTTCTTCCTCGAATGCACGTTGAGAATCTTCAATAGCAAAAATCTCTTCGTACTCTTTTTCGTAGCTATCATAGCTTAGTCCAAACAAGCTGTTTAAACCGGGCTCTAACTCTTTTGCTAACTGTGCTCTTGAAATAGCCATTCGTCATTCTCCTTTATGCTAAGCCTGCGCCTTTAACACCCATGATGTGATTTTGAATCACAACCAATACGTTGGTGTTAGCAGTGGCTACATCGCTGTTAGATGGATCCTGACTTATGTCAATACATTTCAGGGGCAATGTTGTTGCTGTGGCGCCTGTTGAAACAGCAAGCTCCACGTTGCTACGGCCACTTGCGGGGTCACCATTAGCGGCTCCATCGACAATATCAAAATTGCCAAAAAGATCAGTTACTGGAAAAGCGGCATTTGCCTGCACAGTGAACACAACATTTGGATCGTCAATTACAAAAGCAATAATATCTGCGGCGGCGATACCACCGGGATAAGAGTTGCTAAATGTTTGCTCACCACTTGATGGGTCAGTGAACTGACAACCATTAAAAACTCCAATTACAGGCGTAGTGTCAGCGGCGGCTAGGCGGGATATTACACCACCCGTCAGTTGCTGAACTAAGTCTCCTTGGAAAATAGCACCAGCAAGACCTGACGCAATTCTATATCGAGACTGACCACCTGAATAGGGAGCACCACCCATCATACGACTGGGCTTCAAACCAAACGCGGCATCTTTATTAGCCATGTTATTATCTCCGTTATCGTCTTCCGAAAGTTACTTGGGAATTCCTTTGCGGATCATACTTAACGTAACGAGAGTCTTTCGCGGCATCGCCGAACATTGTGTTGTCAAGAGCCTGATTTGCTTCAGAGGTCTTGCCTGCATAATACTCGCTTCGCTCAGCTATCGTTTCGTTTGGCATCTTCGCAAGAAGAAGTCCTTCGTTATATATGACGCCAGCGTGTCTGCCGTTATCCATTGTAGGGAGAGTTTCTGCCCACTCAGGAGGAAGATCCGTACCACGAACCAACTCCCAACCTTCTCGAACTCTACGAGAGACATTACTTCTGTCTTCCGCTCCTAACATGGATTCCCTGATCCACCTGTAGGTATAACCCGGTGGTGGCTCTGGGGTATCAAGCTTTCTTACTGGTCGCCACGGTTTACGGCGAGTCTGATTATCGTGCGTCGCACCTTCACGGGTTGTGCGGTTTGAGCTCTTAGCTGTCATTATCGATTCTCCTTGGCTGATATTTTCTGCTTTTCCTTGGCTACGTGTTTTAACCAAACATCCATAGTCATATTCGCAGGCTTTAGACCAGCAAGCCTTTCAACTTCTGAGTTGCTAAAAGTCACTCCACTATTTTTTCGTGTTTGTTGCCGACCACTTGGAGCAGTGGAGGACGAAACTCTTTGCACGGCGGGTTTCTGTCCAGTTGTTTCGGCATTTCCAACGAGGTTAGGATATACTTTTTTAACTCGATTATCTAGTGCGCCGTAATATTCGTCGCTATCAGCATCAAAACCTTCATTTAAAAGATTAAAATGCGTAAAATAAGCGAACTGAGTTGCCTGCAAGTTTTCCTCGTTTTCTTTATCCCCGTACCAAGAATTCTTTTCGTGCCAAGAAAGCGCCTCGGTGGTTGGAGTAACTTCCTGCTGTTGTTGCGGCGCCTGCGGCTGTTGTTGATAAGTCTGATACTGCCCTGAGTCTGCCTGCGGAGCTTGTTGCTGTTTCGGCTGTCTCGCTTGCGCTACGCGAAGCCGCTCTTGTTGAATAGCAATCTCATTTTTTAAGTCAGTTGCTTTTGACATTAGATCGGCATCACCAGAACGAACAGCTTGGCGATAAACTTCGTCAATTTGAGCGGTTTTCGCCTTAACAGCTTCGGCTTCTTTGGCTAAAACCGTGTTGCTTTGCTGGCTTGTCAGAGCTCGGTATTGCTGTAGCTCCTGCTCTTTTTGCATCGCAATTTGTTCAAGTTGCGCGGCGCGCTGCTCAGTCTCTTTGTTTTTTGCGTTTAGCTTATTAATTCGTTTGCTAACCGACTTGGTGTAATTCTCTAGCTCGTCCTCTGGGCTTACTGGCGCCCCAGATCCTTCTGGAGAATCGTCAACAATTTCAATATTAATTTCTTCAGAGTTTAATTCTTCTTGATCAGCATTAGTCATTATCGAAAGCTCACTATGTCGTCGGGGTTAAGAATTGTGCCAATAACTTCGTCGTCATTGATCATTCTAACTTCGGCGCCGTCCTCAAGCTTAAATCTGGCACCAGAGTATCTTCCGATCAACACCCAGTCTTTGGCTTTGCACCAAGGAGTTTCGCCGTACTTTTCCTTGTCGCTATAGCAAAGAGGGCCGACCTTAACCACGTATGCCACCACTGTGGCTAGAGCTTCTCTATCCAGAGTTTCTTTGGTCAATGCAATTCCACCAGCAGTCGTGCCCTGACCAGTGTACGGCAGGACAAGCATTCTCCAGCCAGTGGGGCTTGGCATTCTTTCTACAAGACTTAAATCCAGAAGCTCTGGGCGCAATGTCCTTTCGTCGCCCTCAACATATGCGCTATCAATATTTGATTTTTTGGCGGGGGGTTTTTTACTCAGATCGGTCAAAACTTATTTTCCTTATAAAAGTCAGAAATGCTGTATTCTACTAAGTTTAGCACTTCTAGCTGTCCCTGCAAACTTTTATAATGTTCTATATCTTTGAGCATACCATCCATGAGTAAGTTCTGAATCGATTCCCGCCTTTCACGAATTGTCTTTTTGAGCGCAGAAGAAAGACCTAAGTCATCCATTACGTTCTCTCGTAATAGAAAAGACCCTTAGTCGCGGCGCCTGTTCCCCTAGTCTTCATGCGCTTAACCTCGCCACCCATCTTCATGCCTTTGGCAGTCTTCATTGCAATTGCAACAGCCTGAGATTGGGGCTTGCCTTCGTCACGAAGAGTCTTTATGTTTTTGCTGATTGATTTCTTACCTTTTGCTAATGGCATTATTTTTTACTCCTAGTGGGTTTCTTTCTTGGCGCTGATTTCTTTTTAGCGGTAACCTTTGCCTTGGGTGTTTTTTGCTCAACAACAATTCCCACTGTTGGAGCAACGGCGGACTCAATCACTGGTTTTTCTGGCGCTTTAATTGCAACAGGTTTCTCGCCTCGCATCCTAGCTTCTTTTGCCGCAATTCGTGCTTTTGAAGCGTTCTCTTCATCCAGAGCTTCTTTGGCGCTCCAAGCGGCTTTTAATCTTTCAGCCTGCCGCTCTAGTTTTTTCATCTTTCGAAGGTCTTCTTGTTGTTGCAATATATAGTCAGTTGTCATTGTCTGCCCCCAAATTTAGCGCCCATTTCCATAAGCTTTAAGTTATTTTGTTGGTCAAGACGCTTGAGCCCTAGATCCAGCTTATCGTCCGCAACTTGTTTTTGTACACCAATTCTTTGCTTGGCAATTTCGACTTCCAGAAGTTTTTCGCTTTGCTTAGCCGCTTGCTTTTTAGAAAACTGTTGAGAATCTTGATCGATTTCTTTGTCTCTTAGAGCAAGCTCTTGCTCTCTAATTTGAACCAGAGGATCGTTTTCATTGCCTTGCCCAATACTTGCCATCAGCTCTTGCGTTAACTGAGCCAGAATCGGAGAGCTAAATCGCTCTTTCATCATTTGAATATCTGCCTGCATCTGCGGAATTTGCTCTTGGGGTATTTGCTGAGCTTGCATCATTTGATTTGCCTGCTCTATTTGCTGAGTTACCTCGGGAGGCATTTGCTCGGCAGAGAGCTCAACAGCCAAAAACTGAAGATGCTGCATCATATGAGCAATAATTAAACCCTGCAATTGCGGCGTAGTCTTTACCACCTCCGTCAAAAACAAAGATCTGTGGGCGTCAATATGGGCCTGATGATTTTGCCCCTCAAAAGCCTGCGCCTGCTGGCCCATCATAAAGCCAGAGTTTTCTATGCCCGCATCAATTGGCATTGGCGGTGGTGGCGGCGGGGGCGGTGGCTGTATTAAAGAGTCAACATCGTCAACTCCAAGCGCCGCGTACATACGCCGATAAGCCTCGTAAATTCCTTCTGGCCCATGTATTTCAGGGTTAGACTGAACCATAGTCAACAACTCTTGCGCCATAGTAATTCTCTGCGACTGCGAGAATATATTTGGATCGCTGACGGGTATGACGTCAACTCTGCCATCAAA